AAGGCGCAGGCGCACGTCTTTAAAAACTACATCATCGACTTTGCCCGCCAGGCTGATGTTGACCTGAAAGGCGATCCCATCGTGCTGCCGAACGGCGCGCGCCTGATATTCCTCGGCACGAACGTGCGCACCGCGCAGAGCTACACCGGCAACCTGTATCTGGATGAATATTTCTGGATTCCGAAATTCCAGGAGCTGCGCAAAGTTGCCAGCGGCATGTCGCTGCACAAGAAATGGCGCACCACCTACTTTTCTACGCCGTCGGCCCTTTCACACAGCGCCTATCCGTTCTGGTCAGGCGAGCTGTTTAACAAGGGGCGGCGCAACAGAGATGATCGCATCGAGATAGACCTGTCGCATTCACACCTGGCGAAAGGCGCGCTGTGCGGTGACGGGCAGTGGCGGCAGATCGTGACGGTTGAAGATGCGCTGACCGGCGGCTGTAACCTGTTCGACATTGAGCAACTGCAGCTTGAATACAGCCCGGCGGAATATCAGAACCTGCTGATGTGTGATTTTGTCGATGATGAGGCCAGCGTGTTCCCGTTTGCGGAGCTGCAGAGCTGCATGATCGACAGCCTGGAAGAGTGGGAAGATTTTAACCCGTACCTGCCGCGCCCGTTTGCATACCGGCCGGTCTGGATCGGCTATGACCCGTCACATACCGGCGACAGCGCAGGCTGTGCGGTTATCGCACCGCCGCTCGTTGCGGGCGGCAAGTTCCGCGTGCTGGAGCGTCACCAGTGGCGGGGCATGGACTTTGCCGCGCAGGCGAAATCTATCGAGGACTTAACGAAAAAATACACAGTTGAATATATCGGCGTTGATGCCACCGGCATCGGCCAGGGTGTTTTCCAGCTGGTACGCCAGTTTTACCCGGCCGCACGCGAGATCAAATACTCGCCGGAAGTGAAAACCGCAATGGTGCTGAAGGCGAAAGACACCATCAGCAGCGGGCGGTTTGAGTATGACGCCGGGGCAACGGACATCACACAGTCGTTTATGGCAATCCGTAAAACCATGACGGCCAGCGGCAACCGCTCAACCTACGAGGCGAGCCGCAGCGAAGAAGCCAGCCATGCTGACGTCGCCTGGGCAATCATGCACGCACTGTTAAACGAACCGCTTACCGCAGCCAGCGGCGGCGCTAATCCCTCAATTCTGGAATTTTACTGATGAGCAAACACAGAGGCCGCAAGGCTCACACCGCCACCGTGCAGCCTGTACAGGCAACCGCACCGCAGCAGCACGCCGAGGCGTTTACCTTCGGCGATCCGACGCCGGTCATGGATAAGCGCGATATTCTGGATTACGCCGAGTGCATCGGTAACGGGCGCTGGTTTGAACCGCCGGTCAGCTTTAACGGGCTGGCTAAGAGCCTGCGCTCTGCCGTGCATCACAGCTCGCCAATTTACGTAAAGCGCAACATTCTGGCCTCGACCTTTATCCCGCATCCGATGATGAGTCAGCAGGAGTTCAGCAAATTCGCGCTGGATTATCTGGTCTTCGGCAATGCCTTTGCCGAGCTGCGCCGCAACGGTCTGGGCAGGCCGCTGCGCCTTGAAACCACCCCGGCCAAATTCACCCGCAGGGGCGTGAAGGATGGCGTTTACTGGTTTGTAAATGACTGGAAAGAGCCGCATGAATTTTCGGCCGGCAGCGTGTTTCATCTGCTGGAGCCGGACATTAATCAGGAGCTTTACGGCCTGCCGGAATATCTCAGCGCGCTTAACTCCGCCTGGCTGAATGAGGCGGCGACGCTGTTCCGCCGCAAGTATTACCAGAATGGCGCGCACGCTGGTTATATCCTTTACATGACCGACGCGTCACAGAGCAGCAGCGACGTTGACCGGATGCGCCAGGCAATGCGCGACACGAAAGGGCTGGGTAACTTCCGCAACCTTTTCATGTACGCGCCTAACGGAAAGCCGGACGGCATCAAGATTTTGCCGCTTAGCGAGGTGGCGACGAAAGACGATTTCTTTAATATCAAGAAGGCCAGCCGCGATGACCTGTTAAGCGCGCACCGCGTGCCGCCGCAGATGATGGGAATTATCCCGGATAACTCCGGCGGATTTGGGGATGTGGTGAAGGCAGCGCAGGTGTTTGTACGTAATGAGCTGACACCACTTCAAGAACGCATTAGAGAAATAAATGAGTGGTTGGACGTTGAAGTTATTACTTTTAGTAAATATGAACTTTAAGGTTATGGCCGCGCTCTATGCGGCCTAAAGATTAACTCTGAAGTTTAAAGTGAGAATTAACGCCATTTAATAAAAGGAGTAAATTTATGGCAATGTGCTTATTTTACTTCTAAATTGGTTTCGCAAGCTCCGGCAGATACCTTGTGAATATTCGTCATTAGACTTCTTAAAAAAATCCCTAGCAAGATTTATAATTAACTTATTATTGTTAATTAACTTTAAAATCTTATCATCTGTTCCAGTCAAGGAAAAAGAGTCATCAGCAATACTACTTTGTATGGTAGCTATTTTCCCATTGGTGTCATCTTCAAAACACCAAGACTGTCCCTTAAATTGATAGTTAACTTCAGCCCTAATTTCTGAAGGGTTGAATTTTTGATCATTTATTTTCACAAAGCTCATGTGTTGTTTGAGTTCAATTTCTAAACTTGAGTATTCAATGTCATCACTTTTGCATTGATCAATTAATTCTGTGAGGATGGTCACCCAAATCGCCCATGCTTCTTTATGTGAGCCACCGCCTTTTTCATTCTTCGTTAATGTTACAAACACACAATCGTCAGAAAATAACATTGTACTGAGACCACTTTGTACACTCGTGCTACCTGCAACATTAGATCGCATCATGGCCTTAATTGCAGCATCATCGATATTTGTCAAGCTATAACCAGCAACGCGCATAAGATAATGGACAGCATAATAAGCAGCATAATAATGCTCTACAACTTGCCATGCAATATTATGCTGCTGAAATTGCCTTGAACGCTCCAAAGAGATCATTGAGGCTAAAAAGAATTTGTGTGCTTCCCCTGCAATTAGTTTCGCGAATTTGACATCATCTATCATATATAGATCTATTTGCTGCTTAACTGCAGGTGTTGCTGGAGTTGTAGATGTTGCTTTGACCTTTGGTGATGATGGAATAATATTTGTCAAAATAAAATTCAAATCGTGAAGGCTATCGGAGAATTTAGTAACTCCCTTCTTTCTGGCGCCAGCAACAAGTTCTCTCGATAAAAAAGAGAAAATGCGTACGAGTTTATAAAAATCACTCATATCGTCAAAGTTCTCTTTAAGAGCTTTTTGTCTAAAGCTTCAATTGATTTTGAAGTGGTTCTACTGCTAATTAATGACTCTGAGTTTGAACCCAAGCTTCGCTCAAGATATTTCTTGTGCTCACTGATCAATGATATATTTTCCGGAGAGTTATCCGAAATTATTGTAATGACAGCTTTACTATGGCCAATAAGTATTTTAAATGATGTTGGCTTGACTATTAATTCATTGAAATCGATATTTTGATTTTGTAGAGTGTCTTTGACAGCGTATAAATAAGAGTTAATTATCTCATACAAATTATCAGGGTTGGAAATATTAAAATATTTAATTAATGGTTTGAAGGCCTCATAAAAAGTAACCTTAGAAATCTTTAAGCGTTGTTTTTCGAAGCGAGATAACTTGTTTTTTAGGCAGCTGTCTTTATTGCTTTCAAACAATGTAAAGATAACATCAAGCAAAGATTCATCGGCAGTTTCTGTTTCAGCAAGTTTTTTGATGTCTAATAAAAGCTCTTTAGGTACAGGCTTTTGCTGAGTATTAACATCAATGAAAATTTTAGCCTCTTGAATAGGCGATAAATCTGTAAAAATAACAACAGGTATCCTTAACTTTATTTCGTTAAAATTAAGATCGTTGAGCATTCTGAATCCATAGACCCGGTGTTGACCATCAATGATTAAAAATGAAGAGATTTCATTTTTAAAACCAATAGTTTTATTTTTACTACTATATTCAAATTCTGAAGAGGATTGAGCAGAAAGAATAATACTGGATGGTATTACACCGCCTTTCCTGACATATTCAGCAATGCTAGCAGCTCTTTTTTCATCCAAGCTACGCTGGAAGCCTTCAATAGGATCATCTGAACGTGGGTTTGTCGAACAGCAAGCTGCAATTATATCAACAGGTAAAGTGAGTGTGTAAAATTTATGCTCTCCTTGCGTAACCAGAGAAGCACTAAAAAACTCTTTAGTAGTAGCCATTTGTCATCCTATTAATTTTTTTTAAGATTTTTACCCCTAATTGTTAGAAAACACAACCCCTAAAATGAAATACTAAACAACCGCAGCGCGCAATGCTATCCCCGCCACGCCTGCCCGCTTTATGCATCGCTTTTCATGCAGGTGCATGTGTTACCTCTGAACGCGCCAGCACCGGCCTCACACACGCTTAGCGATCCAATTTGGATCATGCGGATTCATGCAAGCATATGCACTTTGATGCAGAAGCAAAAAGCCACCTGAAAGGTGGCTAGTGAACGTTAGGGAAGGGGCAATTAATCATTCAGCTTGGCGGTATATGGCAGCTTCGAAAACAGATGTGTCGATTGTCCCTGCCAGGTCGCTGATCATCGACAGTGCCATTTTTAATTCATCTTCTTTGCAGTGTGCGATCAGTGATACGTCAGCAATGAACTGGATGCGTGCAACCGTCTCGCTTAGATTATCTATGTCCATCAAATGATTAACTCCTTCTAGTCAAAATATACTGTATGTATAAACAGTATCATGACGTTTTGGAATCGTAAAGAATCGTGCGGCTCAGATTAGCCCGACTGCCGTTTTATTAATCAGGCACAGGTATGCCGCTTTTTTTCGCAAGAGCATTAAATCTTTTTAAGGGAGTAGGATTCTTGTTCCGTCTATGGAACAGATAGCCGCTTGTACCGCTCCAGTAAGAAAGCTCCTCAACCTTGATTGAATAGCCTTTCATCATGCGCACAGCTTCGCCGTCGGACAGTGTTAACCTGGAGATCTCGAAGAAACTCTTTTTCAACGCCTCCCGTTCTGTGCATTGACTCACTTCAGGTGGGTATTTGTCCGGCTCAGGTTGCTCCTGCGCTGTTTTTTCTCTTAATCGCTTAATAATCCTTCTTCGCTCGGCGCGAGTAGGGGGCTTTGTGAAATCAATAGCTGCTTCAGAGCCTGTTGGCTCCGTACAGTTATTGACAGAACTCCGAGAGGACGCGGACGCGTCCTTAAATTCAACACCCAAATCAACGGCACGTTTCGGAACAATCTTCCACTGCATCAGGCGGGTTAAGATCGGCGTATCGTCGCCAACTTCAGCTGCGTAAACACCTTTGATACGCACGGTTTCCTCTCCGTACTCGTTCATGCCTTCGCTTGCCTGATACCAGGTGCGCACAGCCAGCTCATCGCGGCGCACGAACGGGCCTCCCTGCGCGTTAACGTATCCGGCCCAGTCTCCTGCATCAGCTGCGTCATGCGCGGCGGCAAACTCAACGCTCAAGCCGTGCGCGGTTTCGCTGTCAGCCATGCGGCGCAGTTCGCGGTAAACCGTGACCGGCGCGCCGCCCACAAACTGGAATTGCCGGATATGCCAGCGTGCCGCCCATGCGGAAACGGCCGAGGCGGTTTCCTTAAGATCTTTTCCGCTTTCGTCGTCCGTCTCGCCGTCCAAAGCATAGCCATCGATATTCTTTGAAATGTATTTAGCAACGTAACCCGTCGCGCTGCCTTTCTCCGGGTCGATAGCCTCGGCATGAAAGCGGGCCTTACGGGCCTTGTCGGTTGTCAGCTCGCTGCCGTCTTCCTGCCAGGCGTAGTCGCGCATAATCTCGCGCACGCGCTCAGCCTGCTCAGGGCGCATAAACATAAGCATGTGCCAGTGTGGGGTCGCATCATGATGAGGCTCAGCAACGCGGATCCCGAAGATGCGGATTTCTTCGCGGTGCAGCTTGGCGCGGATTTTCTGCCATACACTGCAGAGATAACGCTGCGTGTCGGCCGGGCTGGCGCCGTTCCATTTGCGGTTACGATGCCCGGTTTTGATTGTGGCGTGATAGCGCGCCGGGGCGGTAAGCGTATAGAACTCGCCGATAAAGCCCATTTCATTGCAGATGTTTTCGAAGCCACGGATGCGGGTCATCAGCTCGCAGCGGCGGATCGCCGGGTTGGCCACGCTGCCGTCGTATTTCTCGATCAGGCTGATGCGGTTGCCTTCCTCGTCTTCCAGCTCCATTCCTTTCAGAAATTCACGGGTGCGGCGCTTCTGCTCGCGCCACTCTGAAACGGTCATGCTGCTGGCGTAGGGGGTAT